TTCGAGTTTCCGAAGGGCATGTAAATCAATCATCAGAGACAACAAAATTTAGAAATCACCTAAAACGAAAATGCGGCAAGGCAATTGCTATAGTTCCCTGATGGCAGAATCCACTAGGTAGTAGCTGCAAAATGCGATATAGCTATCGACATAATAGGCAATATGTGGCCTGTTAGCGTCTATGGACGTGTGAAGTTCGAGTTAAATACATGTATATGAATTAGCATTCAAATTATTCCGGGAATCACATTTCACCGCCACGTACATATATATGAATTAGCACGGAAATTATTCCGGCAATAAATAGAGAAAGAAAGGATACTCGCAATGAATAACAGAAGTGAGATGAATGTTTGCAGTAATTCCTGCTCCCGTCCTAGTACAGACTGCCCGAACACTGATCCCTTACGTGGCATGCCTCTAGGTATTGGCTATGTTCCTGTCCAAGAATGGGGACAGACGTATTGTCCTGATAAAGCATTACAACGCGGAACTATTTTTCCACCACTGGATCTGCCGTTTTGCGGCTGCATCCCTAAAGGATTTCGCTGTCAAAAAGGAGGTCTCTCATGAACGGAAATAAAATGAATGGGATGAACGGCTGTGGCTGTGGCAATCAGATGAATCGGCCGAACAATGGCTGTGGCTGCAGCAATCAAATGAATCGACCGAGCAATGGCTGTGGCAATCAAATGAATCGGCCGAACAATGGCTGTGGTTGTGGCAATCAAATGAACAGACCAAACAATGGCTGTGGCAACCAAATGAACCGGCCGAACAATGGCTGTGGCTGTGGCAATCAGATGAATCGACCGAACAATGGCTGTGGCAACCAAATGAACAGACCGAACAATGGCTGTGGCAACCAAATGAATCAGCCGAACAATGGCTGTGGCTGTGAATCTGTGGATTTTTCACAAAATCTTATGAATTTGTGTCGCGATGATCTTCTCAAAGTAATCAACGAAGTGAGCTTCGCTATGTATGACTGCTGCCTGTTCTTAGATACACACCCTATGGATTCTTGTGCATTGGATTATTTTCAAAAAATGAAGAAAAAAAGAAAAGCTGCCATGGATATTTATACACGCAAGTTTGGTCCTCTTGTCCTTGACTGCGCCGGTGATGGCTGCACTTGGGACTGGGGACAGGAGCCTTTGCCTTGGGAATAATCGGGCATTAAAGGGCAACACAAGTTTAAAAATATATGAGAATGTTTTTTGTTGCGTTTCTTAAATTATAACTTCGAAAGGAAACTAAATTATGTGGAATTATGAAAAGAGACTGCAGTATCCTGTGAAAATCACACGCTGCGATCCAAAAGCTGCCATGATCATAGCAAGTCAATACGGTGGTCTGTACTCGGACAGTAGCAAATTGTTTTTAGGCAAATTAAATTATACTAAATACTTTTTATTCATATATCCAATTTTACCATTTTTCTCCACTTTTGCATACCATTTAATCGATGACCGAAATAACACTTTAACAGATGCATTGTTAGCCACACGGAAATACTGTTTTTTCTTTTTTATGTCCTGCCACAAAATCAACCCCACAGGACGCTTAACTTTAGCCTTCCATGTCTCCTTAAATATCATAGGCGTTCCGTATTTTCTCTTCAGTTTTGTCGTTGTGCTTCCCCATTTAGATATGTACAGATGTGGCGTATCTACAAGGCTCTTCCAATCACCACCCCACGCAAGACCTACTGCTTTGGATTTTGCAATTTTAGCCACCTTTCTCATTAAATTGGTATCATATAATTTCTTGGAATCGTTGATTGCAAAATCAACAGCAATCCCCCACATGTGTTGGCTGGAATAGTTGCTGCCTTTGGCATTAGTAACGATCTTCCCCGGTTTAGTCCGTCCCTTTGCATACAGGGCATCCTGCTGTTCCTTCGTCCGGAACCCTTCGGTAACGATCAGATAAATTCCTTTCTTTCCACATTCTCGCAATAAACAAGTTAATTTATAATTCATCCATGGATGCAGTTTTGACCTGTCTATTCTTACATCATGCTCTTTTTTCATTTCGATTCCTCACTTTCTGTATGTTGCTACACACTACTCTTCATTTTCTTTCGTCTTCCACTTCCGGAATACCCGCAACAGAAGTCAATAAGCTGACAACACCTGCCACTACCGCCGAAGACACTGCCAGCTTCCAATCAACTGTTGTCACTGTACTTCCTACGGCAATAATCGACACTGCTGTCTGTGCCATCGTTTTTATCGCTCTGATTCCTGCAGCTTTCATCCATTTTTTCGTGCTTACGCTTACTTTAAATACACAATTTTTTAACATTACTATCACCCTTTCCCTTCTAAATCTTGTATCCTGTGATTTGCTACTTTTATATCCTCTGTATTTAGGGCTACTGATTTTTCCAATTCATAAACCCTGTCGATTACCTGATTATGTACATCCTGCTTTTTCTCCAACTGCTCAAGACGATAAGTGACCAAAGCAGTAGCTTTTTTGTTTGCGAAGTATGCGCCAGACATCGTCCCCATCATGGATATAGCTGCAATCACAATTTCTACTACATATTGTTGCATTTCCTTTTCCCTTCCCAGATGTTTTCTTCTGTGCATTACTCCGTATCCTCTACCATGAATTCCAAAGCATGCATTTGCTTGAGATTTAATGGCTCATTTTCGATTTCTGTCAGTCGAACTACCAATACCGGAATTTCAATCTCTATCTGCATCAATTCCTGTATTTGCGAGTTTTTGTCTGCATCAGATGCGTCTGAATTGTTAATCTTCTGCAGATCGTCCTCATAAGGTTTATAAGCTTCTAGTAATTTACCATAGTTGCGGTTAATTTGGTGCGATAAGCGCACCCGAAGATCCGGACCATCATTTATCAAATCTGTTAATTGATTGATACATTCTACCATTTTTAAATTAGTCATTTTCATATTATGCTTCCTCCATTTCTGCGAATACTTGATCTGTGAAATCTGCAATATCCTTTTTTACCTGTGTAGCATTTTTGATATACAAATCTTTGTCGGTAATATTGGTGCTGATATTACCATTTTGTAAATTTGCATACATTGTTGCGGCCACCTTGTTCTCTCCAAACTGGCTACTACCTGTTAAAGTTACTGTCTTTGTGATTGTCATCATAGTTTCTTCCTCCTTAAAATAAAATATTTATATAAAAAAGACCCATCATAAAATTGATATGCGTCCATAATTTGTGGTACATATCACATAAAGATAGGTCTTTTTTATCCTATGCAATAGATTGTGTTTTGTTGTTAATTTGATTCTCCAAATATGCAATACGCGCTTGCATTGGAATAATCTGCTTATTAACCAGATCGCCTAACTTTGCATACAATTTTTGCACCATGTGCGTATTTAGAGCGATAAACTCTCCGTAATTGAGTCCGTACAAATAATCAATAGGAGTTGCTGATGTATCTTCTATTTCTGTCCCATCTGAGGTGTGTACAGTCGGATAAACAGGATCTTTGCAATACGCTGCCAGATCTACAGCATTGAGTCCGGCCTCATCCATCGCTGTCTTTGTCCACTGTGCTATAAATCCAATACGTGTACGATCATGGTTGTCATCCGGATTAACATTACGCCATCTATATGTCACAGGTTGCATCAGCATATACAAGCGCTCATATCGCTCATCAATCGCCTGCACATTGTCTTTCTGCCGTAAATCGGAAGTCTGAATTGTTCCATTAGTAGCATACACATACTGCCATTTATAAGTAGACGTGCCGAGACGATGTTTGCCTGTAATAGACGGATACAGATATCCGTTCGTAGCGTCTGAAGCAAAAATTGCATTTGTAACTGCAAACATACGCACTGTATTGCCATATACAGTTGTCATTCCTGCCTTTTTTTCCTTAGCTCCATATCCTATTAATAAATTGTGCCCTCCATTATAGATCATCATTTGTCTATTGGTGTTACTTGTGTCTTTTGCATATATCCCCCTATTATTTCCCAGATAAAGACTCCCTGAAAAATCCACGGTGCCACCAAACGATGCAGATGCACCTGTTATTTTTGTTTCAATTGTATTTGCCGAGTTTGTGAACGACAGCATTGGATAGATGGAATTATAGCAGCCAAGGATAGCTTTATCACCTGCTGTGGCGGTGTTGGAAAAATCCAAATAATTACCTCGAATAGTACACGTATTGATACGCGAATTGGCACTGTTTTGTATAAACACTCCACCATTATCAATATTGTTGAGTCTAATTCCAAGCGATGGGCTTAGCATAATACCGGTGTTTTTCGTATCGCTAATAGCCGTCAACCCAGCCCTTAATCCGAGTGAACTAAGCGCCCAGCCAGCTATCTTACCACTGTTAGTAGTTATTGTTGCACCCGATATAGATCCTGTGGCAGTTATCGCCTGTGCAAACAGATCCGATACATTGATTTGTGCTGCTTTAATGGATCCTGTGGTAATCTTACCCCCATCTATTGTTGTGGTATTAGCGCTATACAATCCATGCAGTTCACTCAAAGCGCTATTGGCTGTCCCAGATGCGCTATTAGCTGTTGTCTTCGCTGTGTTAGCTGTACTTGCTGCACTGTCTGCTGTTGTCTTTGCTGCACTTGCCGTGCTGAACGCACTATCTGCTGTTGTCTTTGCTGTGCTTGCCGTGCCGGATGCACCATCCGCTGTCTTTTTTGCACTATTAGCTGTTTCCGTCGCACTAGTCGCCGCTTTATTGGCTGCATTTGCCATTTCCGTTGCACTGAATGCCGCTGTGCTGGCTGCACTTGCCGTACTAGAGGCTGTGTTAGCTGTACTTTGTGCTGTTTTGGCTGCACTTGCTGCGTTATCAGCTGTAGTCTGTGCTGTCTTTGCTGCACTTGCTGCATTATTGGCTGTTGTCTGTGCCGTTCCGGCTGCACTTGTAGCGCTATTTGCTGTACTTTGCGCTGTCGATATATCGCTTTGCATTCCTACAATGATCTTAGTCGCTCCAAGATTACTAATAAACGCAGTGCTGGACATAAGATTGTCAACATCAATCTGCGCCGCTTTAATGGAGCCTGTAGTAATCTTGCCTCCATCTATTGTTGTGGTATTGGCGCTATATAATCCACGCAGCTCACTCAAAGCGCTATTGGCTGTCCCAGATGCGCTATTAGCTGTTGTCTTCGCTGTGTTAGCTGTACTTGCTGCACT